TATCAGTATTATTCAGATATCTACAGTAAAGGTACTCCGATTCATATTCGTGGAGCACTTCTTTTTAATCATTATATTAAAGAAAAGAAACTATCCAACAAATATTCTTTGATTCAGAATGGTGAGAAGATTAAATTTTGCTATTTGAAAAAACCAAATATTATTCATGAAAATGTGATTTCATTTATTTCTGACTTTCCCAAAGAACTTGGTATTGACAAATATGTTGATTATGATTTACAATTTGAGAAAGCATTTCTAGAACCTCTGAAAGCAATACTTGATGCAATTGGGTGGAGTGTAGAAAAAACCGTAAACCTTGATTTATTTTTTAACTGATGGATTTTCTTAAAGATATTGTAAAAGAGATTGGTGGAGATTATACTAAACTTGCATCAGACATTGATGAAACTGAAACCTATGTGGACACAGGTTCATACATTTTTAATGCACTGGTTTCAGGTAGCGTATTTGGTGGTGTATCTGGGAATAAGATTACTGCCATTGCTGGGGAGTCTTCTACTGGAAAGACTTTCTTCTCTCTCGCTGTTGTTAAAAACTTTTTGGATTCTAATCCTGACGGTTACTGTCTGTACTTTGACACTGAAGCAGCAGTTAATAAATCTCTTCTTGAGAATCGTGGACTTGACTTGAGTCGTTTTGTTGTTGTAAATGTTGTTACAATTGAGGAGTTTCGGACTAAAGCATTAAAGGCTGTAGATATATACTTAAAAAAACCTGTAGATGAACGCAAACCTTGTATGTTTGTGTTAGACTCCTTAGGAATGCTCTCAACTGAAAAGGAGATCACTGACGCACTCAACGATAAACAGGTTCGTGATATGACCAAATCCCAACTGGTCAAAGGTGCTTTTAGGATGTTAACTTTGAAGTTGGGTCAAGCAAAAATTCCAATGATTGTAACCAATCATACCTATGATGTTATCGGTTCTTATGTTCCTACAAAAGAAATGGGTGGTGGCAGTGGTCTTAAGTACGCTGCCTCTACGATCATTTATCTTAGCAAGAAAAAGGAAAAGGATGGAACAGAAGTCATTGGAAACATTATCAAGGCAAAGACTGCTAAGTCGCGTCTAAGTAAAGAGAATAAAGATGTGGAAATACGTTTGTATTATGATGAGCGTGGTCTTGATCGATATTATGGTCTTCTTGAACTCGGTGAGATTGGGGGACTTTGGAAAAACGTTGGTGGTAGATATGAAATAGATGGTAAGAAAATCTACGGTAAGCAAATACTTGCTAATCCAGAAGAATATTTTACTGAAGAAGTAATGCAAAAACTTGATGAAATTGCCAAAAGTGAATTTAGTTATGGGAATTGATGGATAAAGTTGAAATTCTAATTTTGAAGAATCTCCTTCATTGTGAAGAGTATTCTCGTAAAGTTCTTCCTTTTTTAAAGAAGGAATATTTTGAAGATGAAACTCAAAAAATTGTATTTGAAGAAATTTCTAAATTTATTACTCAATACAATAAACTTGCAACTAAAGAAATACTCTGTATTGAAATAGAAAAAAGGAAGGATGTTACCGAATCTTCTTTTAAAGAAGTTATCGGGTTAGTTCAAAAATTAGATAATTCTTTAAGTGAATTTAATTGGCTTGTTGATACAACTGAAAAGTGGTGTAGAGATCGTGCAATTTATTTGGCACTTATGGAGTCAATTTATATTGCTGATGGTAATGATGAAAAACGAAATCGAGATGCAATTCCCTCAATTTTATCCGAAGCACTGGGGGTTAGTTTTGATAATCACGTTGGGCATGATTATCTAAATGATTATGAAGAAAGATTTGAAGCATATAATAGAAAGGAAGATCGAGTTGAGTTTGATTTAGAATTCTTTAATAAAATTACTAAAGGTGGACTACCATCAAAAACTCTTAATATTGCTCTTGCTGGAACTGGTGTTGGTAAATCTTTATTCATGTGTCATGTTGCTAGTTCAGTTCTTTTACAGGGTAGAAATGTTTTATACATTACTTTAGAAATGGCAGAAGAGAAGATTGCTGAAAGGATTGATGCAAATCTTCTAAATGTTCCTATTCAGGAAATCAGTACACTGCCTAAAATAATGTTTGAAAATAAAGTAACCAGTCTTGCCAAAAAAACTCAAGGATCTCTTATAATTAAAGAGTATCCCACCGCATCAGCACATAGTGGACACTTTAGAGCACTTCTTAACGAACTTGCACTTAAGAAATCATTTAGACCTGATATTATTTTCATTGATTATCTTAATATCTGTGCTTCCTCACGATATCGCGGAAATCTTTCTGTTAATTCATATTCGTATATTAAAGCAATTGCAGAAGAACTTAGAGGATTGGCTGTTGAAGCAAACGTCCCTATCGTTTCTGCCACGCAGACCACTCGTTCTGGTTATGGTAGCAGTGACGTTGAACTTACTGACACTTCTGAATCCTTTGGTCTCCCTGCTACTGCTGATCTTATGTTTGCCCTTATTTCTACAGAAGAGCTTGAGAACTTGGGACAAATTATGGTGAAGCAATTGAAGAATCGGTATAATGATCCTACAGTTCACAAGAGATTTATTGTTGGTATTGATCGCGCCAAGATGCGACTTTATGATTGTGAACAATCTGCTCAAGATGAAGTTCTTGACAAAGGAAAAGATGAAGAGTATACTTATGAAGAACCAAAACCAAAAAAATCATTTGACGGATTTAAATTCTGATATGGGGTTGACCACAAAAAAATTACAATCTCAACTTATTGGCAGAGAGCAACCTCATTATTATGAAATTAGAAATGAGAATGGTGAAAGATATTGCCATTGTGGTAGTATGATTGATGTTGAATATATGTTAAAAAGATATCCAACATTCACTTATGAAAAAATTTACTTTCCACCATCACCAAAAACAGTTGATGTTCCTTATGTTAAATTAGATCCAGATAAGGAACTTCCTGAGCAAAAAATTTTGCAACAATCCGAATTAGAACCATTTATTCCAAATCTCCATGACTAAAGAAATTGATACTAATAAGTACATTGAGTTTGTTCGCCAAACTACAAGTCCCGCAAGTTCTGATCTTGCACAACTTCTTACTCGTTTGACTGAACTTGATGTAGAAGCAGATGCAGATGTTCCTCGTTTAATGACGGCTGCATTTGGTATTTCTGCCGAAGCAGGTGAGTTTACTGAAGTTGTGAAAAAAATGTTCCTTCAAGGAAAACCTTATACTGAAGAGAATGCATTTCACCTGAAACGTGAACTTGGTGATATTATGTGGTATGTTGCTCAAGCCTGTATGGCACTTGATACAAATATTGAAGAAATTCTTCAGATGAATTTTGAGAAACTGAGTGCTCGTTATCCAGAAGGAAGTTTTGATGTTTGGAGATCTGAAAATAGAAAGGAGGGAGATCTCTGAAATTAAGACCCTTTAAGGGTTTTTTTTATAAATATCCATAGAATAATACTAAAAAATTTCAATGGATTTAAATAATCTTAGAGGTTTGATGGAAGCATATCAGCAGGTTAATGCTCCTCAAGAAGTTGATGAAAAGTTTTCTATGGCGGCTGATCCTTCAAAACCTCAATCTCCCAAACCAACTAAATTGTCAAGAAGTCGTGAAAGAAATATCGGACATGATGATTGGAAAGATGATTCAAATAAAAGAGATTGGGGAGAAAGACCACCAGCAGGTAAGAAATTAAAATCAAGAGCAAGTGCAGTTACTGGTACTCAAAGAAGACAAGACAAAGAGACTGGTATTAGAGAAGATAAATTCGAAGAAGCAAGACAATTAAGACCTGCCTCCGAAAGAATGGCAAGAACAATGACTGCTTCAGATAGAGCAAAGCAAAAAAGAGAAAGAGAATTGAGAGATGCTGGACAACAAGCATTGGCAGATATTCGTGCCTTAGCAAAAGGAAAATCTTCTAGAACAACTCCTTCTTCTACACAATCTACTCCTGATGCAGAAGTTCGCAGACTTCCTAAGGGACAAAAAGTTGATAAACTTGCAATGAAAGCAAAGAAAGCAATGAGTGAAGATGTAGAAGTTTTTGATGTTGTTTTAGATTTTCTTTGTTCTGAAGGTTATGTAGAAACTCTAGAGGAAGCAGAGTGGATTATGGCAAATGAATTTGATTCTGAAGATATTGCTGCCATTTTAGAGGCATATGGAGAACCAATGACTAAAAGGCAAGAATATCTTACAAAAAAAGTTGCTAAGATGAACAAAGAAAAATCAGGATCTGCTCATACATCTATCAAAGGTAAGCAAAATCCTGGAGCAGCACTAAATCAAGCAAATAAATCTGCAATGCAAATGCGCGGACTTTGATATAAAACTCACAAGACTCCCCCCTTGACAAATCTGTTGAGGGGGTTTTATACTATTTAAACGGGGGAATTAACTCAGTTGGTAGAGTGCAACCTTTGCAAGGTTGAAGTCATCGGTTCGAGTCCGATATTCTCCATTTGAAAAAGAATAAATATAATTATATAAAAGTAAGACATGAAACATTTTCTTCAATTTTTAACTGAGGCTGGTGCTTCGCAAGCAGCAATGCAGGCGAAAAAACTTAATCTTAAAAGTGATGGACATGGAGGATGGTTAGATAGTCGTGGAAATTTTGTTGCGGTTACGGAAAAAGGAAAACTAAAGTTTGTTGATAAAAAAAAGAAGGAAGCACAACAAGAACCAGCAAAGGAACCGACAAGAAAAGCACCTGAATCTGCTGTAGAAAAACCAAAAGCAGAACCAGCACCAGAAGAGAATTCAAGAGAAAAAGCACCTGAAGCAGAGCAAGGTGAAGGAAAGGTTACAGATACTTTAACTGTTTCATTTGGTCGTTTTAATCCTCCTACAATTGGACACGAAAAACTTTTAAAAGCAGCACAAAAAGCATCTCAGGGTGGGGATTTAAAAATCTATCCATCAAGAACTCAGGATCCCAAGAAAAATCCACTAGATCCTGATATGAAGATTTCGTTTATGAAGAAGATGTTCCCTGACTTTGAGGAGAATATTATTAATGATAGAGATATGAAAACAATTTTTAATGTTTTAGTTGCTGCTAATGAAGAAGGATATAAAAATGTAAATATCGTTGTTGGTTCTGATCGTCAAGCAGAATTTGAAAATCTTGCACAAAAATATAATGGAGAACTTTATGACTTTGATTTGATTCGTGTCATCTCTGCTGGAGTAAGAGATGCTGATGCTGAAGGTGTAGAAGGAATGTCTGCATCAAAGATGAGAAAGGCTGTGATGGATGATGACTTTGATTCATTCAGAAGGGGAACACCAAAAGAACTAGATGATGGAGAAACTCAAGCATTGTTTGATGCTGTTCGTCAAGGTATGAGTGCAAAGAAAAAGAAAAAAGAAGTTACTGAACTTTGGCAGATTGCTCCTAAGTTTGATACAAAAGGACTTCGTGAAAATTATGTTGCTGGTTTGATTTATCGAATCGGTGATATTGTAGAGAATCTGAATACTGGATTGGTTGGAAAGATTATTCGCAGGGGAACTAATCATTTAATTTGTGTAACAGAAGAAAACTATATGTTTAAATCGTGGATTCGTGATGTGATGGAAGCAGTTGTAAATTATCCTGGTCCATCAGGTGTTCCTGCAAATCAAAGAGAAATTGGAACTGATGCCCATCGTAAATATGCAATGAGTATGACTGGAACTGTTGGTATTAAGAATTTCATAAATAAGTATAAGAAAAAAAAGTAGTCGTATTAACATGTCAGGTATTTCTCCAAATCCTTTGAATGCAATCTCAAAGGTATATCTAGAACAGATTGCCTTTCAGGAAGCAAAGGTAGATGCAGGAAAAACTGATAAAGAAAAAAGATCAATCAGAACTGCAAGACAAGGTTATGCGGGAGTAACAATTCCAAATTCTTCTCTTCATACTGGAGATGTTTCTAGAAGAGCAGCACATAGAGAAAGAGATGAGTTGAATAAGGATGCAAAAGATATTCGTAAAGGTAAGTTGAGTGGACCTCAGTTTCAAGGAGAAACTGGTAAAGAACGTATTGCAGCAGTCAAGAAAGCAAAAGGTATGAAAGAAGCACTCGATCCAGTAGGAAGAGAGGATGCTGATATTGACAATGATGGTGATGTAGATAAGTCAGATAAGTATCTCCACAAACGTCGCAAGGCAATCTCTGCTGCGATGAAGAAAAGAATGTCCGAAGCAAAAAATGTTCACGGACAAATTGAAGTTCCATCTAATGGTATAGAAAAACTTGCTAAGAAAGCAGTCAAGAGAATTGATGCTGATAATGATGGTGATATAGATAAAGATGATCCAAAAGAAAAAGGAATGGGTGAGTTTGTTCCTTCTCCTGATGGAAAGAAAAAAATTAGAACTAAGATGGCAGAGTCTCGCTCAAATTGGAGACAAGATCTTTCTGAAGTAATGGATGATATTGACTCGGATAAAAAAATCAAAGAGAAGAAAGTCAAAAATAAAATTAAAATTAATCCCGATTTTAAAGAAGCAGTAGAAGAAATCGGTGGTACTCTTCTTGAAATGGTTGAGATTGATGAGATTGATTATATTATTGAAGATGTATACTCTGAACTTCAAGAAGAAGGATATGAGGATGATGATATTGAAGAAGCACTTGAGTATGCATTAACTGAGGCAAGAGTAACCTTTGGGCACGATACTGAATCTCCAAGAGATAAAATGATGAAGCAGGCAAAGGGACGCCTGAGATTTCTTGGAAGAAAGGTAGGAGAAAAACTTGGTGCAGCAAAGAAAGCAGCAACATATAAAGCAGCACAAGCACAAGTTGCTGCCTATAACAAAGGCAGAGAAGCAATGCAAACTGCTAGTGATAAGACAAGAAAAGCAAAACAAGCAGTTTCTGATGCACCTAGAAAAGCAAAGAAAGGTATTAAAGGATTTATCAAAAAACAGGCAGAAAAAGTTGTGAAGAGAATGAGTGAAGAAACTCAAGTTTCTGAAGGATCTCTTCGTCCGGGTGAATCTTACATGCAATATGCTAAGCGTAAGGAAGCAGAAAAAAAAGACACTCGTATGACTGTTACTGCTGCCGATAAGAAAGCAAATACTCCTGCATATCAGAAGTTTAAGTCGGGTGATAAGAGATATAAAATGGTTGGTGAAGATTTTGAAATTGAAGAGGGCATTGGAATGACAATGGCAAGAGCAATGGGAACTCCTCCTGCTATGAGTAAGAGATATAAGTTGCAACAAGCACTTATGAATAGAGAGATTGATAAAACTGCAGCAAAAAATAAGAAAAGAAGATTTAGTGGAAAGGCTGCAAATCCTCAAGCATCAGAAGCAGAAAAGAAACAATCTGCAGCTGCTAAAACTACTGCAAAGGAAGAGTATGTTGATGAACTTTTTGTAACTCCAATGCCAAAAAAGACTTCTTCAAAATCTGCAAGACAAATGTCAGATAAAGAAAGATATGGAGAAGATCCTGCAGACTATAGAAAGAGAATGCTTAAGAAAATCAAGCAACAAAAAGAGGAAACTGAGATTGATGAAAAACTAAATCTTAAAACTGCAGAGATGGGTGAAGTAATCAAGGACTTTCAAAAGTCTGATGCTCCACAATTTAAAGGAAGAACAAAAGAAGAACGCCGTCAGATGGCAATTGCTGCTAAGTTAACTGCTGAGAGAGGTGGTAAAAAACTTGGTGAACAACAAGAGGATGATCCAAAAGAAAAACAAATGCTTGCGAAAAAGCAGCAGATGATGCAAAAGCAATATATGCTTGATAAGATGAGATTGCAAGCACAAAAGCAGGGAAAACTTCCTATAGGACATCAAATGGAGGAAACTGCACTTGATAAAGTAAGAGCATCTATTACTGCAAAGTATGGTAAAGGTGCAATTTATGATCCTAAAGCACCAAAAAAACCAAGCACTCCAAGCACTCCAAGAAAGTCAGTTGATTCTCGTACAGAAAGAGAGAAAGAAACTCAGGGAAGATATCTTGGTGGTGGAAGATATGCTGGAGATTGAAAAGGTTAAAAATTGATTATCTCTCTAAATAGTTTTTGGATTTAATATCTTTTACACATTGGAGGTTCATCATGCTCGCATTCCTTCTCCCATTAGCATCTAAAGTTATTAAAGATGCTGTTGCTAAGATTCCTGACAATGAGGAACTTGGCGAAAAATTGATTGAGATTTGTCTGGTTATTCTGGGCAAAGCAGTCAAGTTGACTAAGACAGAAATGGATGATCAACTTTTAGAAGTTGTATCTAAGGCTATCAAAGCAAGAGAGGAAGTCAACTGAAAGGTTGAGTTTCTAAAATGGTATCAAGATAAAGGGAGACCTAAAAGATAAGGTCTCTTTTTTTATAAATATTTTAAGCAAATAATTAGTTAGGGTAAAAAGAATGGCACTCTGGGGCATTTCAACCACCACTGAAACGGCGGCAAATAATTATGCACTTCCTAAGTATACCTCAGGATCAACTCAGTTCACTGGTGTAGATATTAACAACACTCCTCATAACTTCTTCGCAGATTATAGAGGATGGATTTATCGTCATTATCAGGATGGTAAATATTCTGGATTATCCACTTCTTTTTACGATGAGGTTCATGTTCCAGTTGCTGGACTGAACACAACATCAACCGCAGCAAATGAGACTGGATTAAGCCTTGCTACTCCAGTTGCTGTTTTCTTTAAGGATCCAAATAACGGAAATCCAATCTCTATTGTTGGTGGTGGATCTACAAACTTTATCTCTACCGCAACTACTGGTGAAGTACATCTGTGCTTTAACGAAACTGTTTATGCTGGTGCCGGTGCGACTGTTAGAATCCGAACTTTTGATGCTAATAACGAAAATGAATCGACAGCAATTGTTGCAACGGCTGCTTCCGTAAGTCCTTCTGCTGAGATTCCAACCTATACCAATCAAGGTATTTCTCTAATTAGTGGATTTAACGGTCAAGTTACAAATCGTGTTGCTTTTGCTTTTACTGCACCTAGCACAGTATTGACTGCGGATGTTAACTTCTTAACAACTGTAGTATCAACAGCACAAACTGTTGCTATAGGTGCAACCATTATTGCTGTCAATTCACTTAAACAATCAACTGCAGATCTTCCTGGTATTGATCTTAAGCAAGTTTCTATTGGAGACTCTATCACTGCTGGTGGTATTTCTCTTGGTCAGATTGTTTCTGTCGGATCCACAACCGTTACTATTTCAACAGGACAAACTTCTGCGACTGCTGTAGCAGCTGGAACTGCTGTTACCTTTAGTAGAAGAACATCTCAGACTAATCTGATGGTTGATATGGCAAGTGGATTTATCGGTGTTATTACTGATATGTACGATGGGTCTGGAGTTACTAGTTCATTCACTTCTGACATCATTCGCCAAGTTGGTGGTGCTGGAACGATCTCTAATACCACTTCAGATACATATCCTCTTGGAGTTGGTACAACTATTCTTTCCGTTAAATCTTGATAACATATGATTTTTGATGAGTTGACAGAAGAGAATTTTCTCTTATTTGCTATCAAGTACTATGAAAATCCTCAGGCAGTCACAAAAGAAGATTTTGATAAAGATTTAAATCATTTTAAGTACATCAAAAGACTATTGAAACGATATAAAAAAACTGGTCAACTCAAGACCCATCTTCTTTTAAATCATTTCATTATTCTTTATAATATTTTTGGAGATGCCGCAACTCCTATGCTATTTTTTAAGATAGAAAAGGAGTTGTGGTCTACAATGAAAACTTTCGTTGTATTTTTAAATAAACTTCCAGAGTATCCAAGATGTTATATTCATGATATACAAATTGATTTGAAATGCTTACAAAGTCTTTACGAAATTTACAATGACAGACAAGAGACTTAAAAAAATTATAGATATTATTAGAGAGCATCTTAATGAAGAGATGCCAACAATGGCTATGGGGCACGGTAAAATTGCAGGTTCTGTTGAAGCAGGAGATGATCCTCCGATAAGAAAGAAG